GCGGGCGGAGCATGGCCACCGGACCTATCGAAACACATCTCCACCGTTCCATCAACTGGGAAAACGGCGCCCCCGGACCCCAGGAGGGGCCGCGGGGGCGTTCGGCTAACTGCGGGAATGGCCTATTTGCTCAATGTGTTCGGCTGAGATCGGAAATCAACCCGAATCTCACGCTCATAAGAAACTGTCGCGGACGGGCCGCACGGCCCAACTAACGAACCGTTGAGCAGCCGCACGGCAGCTCAGGCGTGCCGCACGGCACGGGAAAGGACGCGACATGGCAGAGGCAAACGAACCCACACAAGCACCAGGAGCAGAAGGCGGAGATGGCGCCAACCAGGAGCCGCCCGTCGACTACAAGGCGCTGTACGAGGCCGAGAAGAAGCACTCGCGCGAGTGGGAGAAGAAGGCAAAGGCCAACAGAACCGCAGCAGTGGCGCTTGAGGAGGCCAACAACGCGAACAAGACAGCCGAAGACCAGATCGCCGACCTCAAGAAGAGGCTCGACGACAAGGAGAAGGAAGAGAAGCGGTCGAAGATCGCGGCCAAGGTCGCGCAGGAGAAGGGCGTGCCGGCGAGCCTGATCGTCGGCGACGACGAGGAAAGCATGTCCAAGTGGGCAGACGACATGCTCGCCGCGTTCAAGAAGCCGCCCGCGCCCAAGGTCGAGAAGCCGGGAAGCTTCCCGAAGCCAGGCGACGGCGACAAATCGGAGCTGCGCGACTTCACGCGCCAGCTCCTCGGTAACAACTAGAGACAAGTAAGGAGCCGAAATGGCTAACGACACCAGCAAGGTCAAGCTCCCGCACAAGGTAGTGACCTCCATCATCAACAAGGCGAAGGACACCTCCACCATCGCGGCGCTGTCCCCCAGCACCCCGCAGACGTTCTCCGACACCACCTACATCGTGTTCAACCCGACAACCGAGGCTGAGGTAGTTGCGGAGGGCGCGAAGAAGAGCGGTTCCGAGGTCTCCACCACGCCGATCGTCGCAAAGCGCGTGAAGGTGGTCACGACCACACGCGTCTCCGACGAGCTGCGCTGGGCCGACGAGGACAATCAGCTTGAGATCGTGACCAACATCATCGCCGACCAGACCGCCGCGATCGGTCGAGCGCTCGACTACGTGGTCTACCACGCCGTGTCCCCCAAGACGGGCACCGCGCTCGATGGCTACACCGCGCTCACCGCAGGGGCCAACGCCGTAACCGCCTCGGCATCCGCGGTCGACGACATCGACGCGCTGGCCGATGCGCTTATCGACTACGACATCAACGGCTTCGCGCTCTCCCGCAAGTTCGCCGCAGACCTCCGCAAGCTGCGCATTCCCGCCACCGGCCAGCGCCTCTACCCGGAGATCCCGCTGTCCCTCAACGTCGGCAACATCGACGGCATCCCCGCCGCGACCTCCGGCACCGTCAACGGTCGCCGCTGCGAGGCCGACCCGAAGGTGGCGGGCATCATGGGCGACTTCTCCACCATCAAGTGGGGCATGGTGCGCGACATGACCTCCGAGATCATCGAGTACGGCGACCCCGACAACACTGGTCAGGACCTGAAGGGATACAACCAGGTCGCGTACCGCACCGAGGCAGTCCTTGCCTACGCGGTTCTCGACCCCAAGGCCTTCGCCATCCTGAAGACGGCCTAGGGGGCGGTAACCATGGCGAACCTTGTGCAGAAGTTCATCGTCGAGGACGCATCCAAGGCATCCCCGATCCTCCCGCAGCACGTCTGCTTCGTGACCGCCGACGGCGAGCCTGTCGGCATCTCCAAACAGGCCGCAAACCCTGGTGCGAACCCGACCATCGCCAAGGTGGTCAAGTGCCTCGTCGACGCTGGCATGATGGCCGCGACCTCCGAGGCGTCCGAGCAGAAGGCCGGCGAGAATGCCGCGAAGCCGGTTGACTCCGGCAAGGCCGAAGAGCCTGCCAGCGAGGAGTAGGCGCATGGAGCCGCTAGCGACAATCGAAGACTACAGGGCGAGGTACGGCAACCCGACCGACGAGGCACGCGCCGCGACCCTGCTCTCAGACGCGTCAGACCTGCTCATGAGCGCCTACGAATCAAACGTGGGCGACTACGAGCGCGGCAAGGTAGCCGCCTTCGACCGATCTGCCGCAGCGGTGTGCTGCCTCGTGGTCAACAGGGTCTTGTCTGCGCCAGCAGCTCTGGCGGGTGCCATGCAGTACAGCCAGGGCGCAGGCGGCTACACGGCCAGCGTGTCGTACGGGTCTGCCCTCGGCGAAATGTACCTGGGAAAGACGGAGCTGAAGCGCCTCGGGCTGCTCGACCAGCGCATCGGGGCGCTCCAACCGGTTGGGAGTGATGCCGAATGGGACTCATAAGCACCGAATCGGTGACGGTCACAACACCAGTGGTCGAGTTCGATTCGCTCGGCGAGCCTATCGAGCGCGGCAGCGTGAACACCGCCATAGAGGGCGTGGTCGTGTGCCCGGGGGCCACGTCGGAACTCGACGCATCGCGCCCCGATGGCACTGAGGTCGCCTACACGCTGTGTTTCCCCAAGAGCTTCACAGCATCGCTCAAGGGGTGCCGCGTGAACGTTCGAGGCACCGAGTACCGCGTCATAGGCGACCCACAGCGCTACGACCCGGCAAACACCCCCGGAGATTGGAACCTCACCGTGGAAGTGGGGCGCACCGATGGCTAAGTGCAAGGTGAAGTTCGAGTGGAAGGGCTGGAAGCGCGGCGGCTATGCCGAGGTTATGAACTCAGGCGCGGTGCAGGCGCTTCTCAAGAAGAAGGCAGACGCCGCAGCGGCATCGTGCAACTCGTCCTTCTCCCGGCACCCCGGCGAGGGTGCCGGCTACATAGTCCGCAAGTTCAAGGGCAAGCTCGCAAACGGCTTCGTGGTTGCTACGGCGACTCCGCACGCCCATGCGAGCGAGCGCAAGCACAACCGCCTCAGATCAATGTTCGGAGGCGGTGAGTGATGGACGCGGAGCGCATGGTGGCGCAGCGGCTCATGGACGAGACCGGCATCAAGACCGTGCTCGACGTGCCAGCCGACAGGCCCAGCGAGTTCATATCGGTGTCGCAGACCGGATCTAGCCGCAGCGGCTGCATCAACCGTGTGCAGCTCGTGGCGCAGTCATGGGCGAAGACCCGCAGACGCGCCGCAGAGATCGCCGAAGCCGTGGAGCACGCAGTGCCGAGTCTCATGGACGAGGAGTGCGTGTTCGAGGCCACGTGCGGAGACACGTACCGCTGGGACGACCCAGACAGCCGCCAGCGCCGATACCAGACCAACGTAAACGTAACCATTTGCGAATAGGAGCCGACATGGCACTTTTCAAGAAAAACGAGACCAAGAACGTCTCGTCCACCAAGGGCGTGAAGGGCGGATATATCTTCGTGGCCCCGACAGGCACCACCCTCCCCACCGACATCAAGACCAATCTCGCCGAAGCCTTCCTCAACCTCGGCTTCATCTCCGAGGATGGATACACCGAGTCCGAGGAGACCGACGCCAACGAACTGAAGGACATGAACGGCGACCTCATGGACTCCGCCACGACCTCGCGCGTGGAGTCCGCGAAGCTCACGCTCGCAGAGATCAAGGCACAGACCCTCAAGGTCATGTACGGCGCCGACAACGTGACCGACCTCGACGGCATTATCACTGTAGAACACAACGGCAACAAGGACGAGGCGTGGTCGATCGTGCTCGAACTCGTGCTCAAGAACGGTCGCCGCTGGCGCAAGGTCGTGCCCGCCGCCAAGTCCTCTGAGCTTGATGACATCAAGCTCGCCGTGAGCGAGATTGCTGGGCGCCAAATCACGTTCAAGTACCTGGTCGATAGCAACGGCAACACCTGTTACGACTACATCGAGTCAACCGAGACCAACAACGCCTAGGGGGAAAGAGAATGACCGAGATCACCTTTACCGTCGACGGCGTTGACGGCGAGTTCGCCGCAGACCTCGACGAGCTGAAGTCCTACAAAACCGTGAAGCAATTCGCCCGAAGCGAAACCGACCCGGCGGGGATGATGGACGCCATGGAGCGCATCTTCATGGGTCGAGACGAGGAGTATATCGAAGCCCTCGGCGGAACGTCATACGACATGCGCCGCCTGTGCGACGCGGCCTTCGAGGCGGCAAAGACAAAAAACTAATAGGCTTCGCCAGCGACCTCGAGAACAGGCGCGGCGAAGCGATAGCAGACTTCCAGCAGTTCTACGGCATAGCCCTGCCATTGGATGGAGCGCCCGAAGACCTCGATCGGATGGCGCTCCTCTGGCAGCACCTCCCCGACAACTCGCGCCTCGCCAAGGCGCAGTACCCGCAACTCAGGTGGAGCACGACCGACTACATGCTCTGGCGTATCGAGCACCAGCTTCGGTGCATCGCCTGGGGCATGGCCGACAAGAAGGACAGAAGCGCAGAGCCTCCCGAGCCAATCAAGACGCCGGCGCAGCTCGCAGAGCTTGAGCGCCACCGCGCGAACGCGCTGGAAGCCAAGGAAGAGATAGACAAGATCCTGGGGATAGGAGGGGAAGATGGCGACTAGTGTCGGGTCGGCCTATGTGTCCTTGATGCCGTCGATGGACGGCTTCGCGAGCAAGATCGGCAAGGAGTTCGGCAGCCAGGGCAACGCCGCAGGCAAGGCCTTCGGCGACTCCATGACCGTCGGCATCGACGGCGGGGCCAAGAAGTCCTCGGGCATCCTGACCGGGCTTGGAACCGTAGCCAAGGGCGTCGCCACTGCGGCGCTAGCCGGGTTCACAGCGCTCACCGGGGCCGTGACCGCGATTGGCGGCGCGGCCCTTTCCGCATATGCCGACTACGAGCAGCTGGTGGGCGGCGTCGACACCCTGTTCGGCTCCGCGTCGCAGACGCTGCAAGGTTATGCCGCAGAGGCGTACAAGACCTGCGGGATGTCCGCCAACCAGTACATGACGCAGGCCACGAGCTTCGCGGCCTCGCTCGTCTCGTCGTGCGGCGGAGACGTGGCCAAGGCGGCTGACTACGCCAACATGGCGATGGGCGACATGTCGGACAACGTGAACAAGATGGGTTCCGACATGGCGGACGTGCAGAACGCCTACCAAGGCTTTGCGAAGCAGAACTACACGATGTTGGACAATTTGAAACTCGGCTACGGCGGCACGCAGGCCGAGATGAAGCGCCTGATCGCAGACGCCAACAAGCTGCGCCAGGAGCAGGGCAAGAACGCCGACCTCACGATCGACAGCTATGCCGATGTGGTCGAGGCCATCCATACCGTGCAGGAGAACATGGGCATCACCGGCACCACCGCCAAGGAGGCCGCTACCACGATCAGCGGCTCCATCGGCATGGCGAAGGCCGCGTGGGAGAACTTCGTCACCGGACTCGGGCGCGACGACGTTGACTTCTCGCAACTCACGCAGCAGCTGCTTGAGTCGATCGGCGCGGTAGCCACGAACGTGGCCCCTAGAGTTGCGCAGATCGGCAAGGGAATCGTCGAGGCGTTCCCGGTTGTGCTGTCTGGCCTTGGCCCAGTCCTTGGCCCAGTGATCTCGGAAGCGCTCGCGACCGCTTGGAACATCGCCGTAGGGGCCTTGGCCGAGCTTGGCATACAGCTGCCGACAGTCGACGCTTCCCAGATAACGGGGGCGTTCCAGGCGATCGCCGACGCTGCGGCATCCGTCGTAGGCACGTGCAAGTCCGCTTTCGGGAAGCTTGGCGAGCAGATACCGGGCATCTGGGACACCATCGTCTCGACTATTAGCGGAGCCGTGACGACGACCATCTCGGCGGTGTCGCCGTTCGTGACGTACTTCGCATCGCAGATGCTGCCCGCCATCGCGTCATTCGCATCTGGCGCAATCGGCGCGTTCAGCGCCGTGCGGCCTGTTATAGAGCAGCTTGGCTCGACGCTGCTGAACGTCGGCCAGGCCATCCTGCCCGTGCTGCACAACGCCTTCGCGATGATCGTCCCGATCATTTCGCAGGTCATCGGCGTCGCCATGCAGCTTTTCGCTGCGGTAAGCCCGCTCGTGTCGCAGGTAGGCGCTGCGCTCATGCCGGCAATCACGTCTATCGGCACGGCGCTCGCAAACCTCGCCAACGCCGTGCTGCCGATATTGGCTAGCGGCATGCAGATAGTTCTCTCCGTGGTTCAGATGCTCATACCGGCAATCCAGACCGTGCTGTCTGTAGTTGGTTCAATCGTGTCCGTCGTGATAACGGTGGCAAGCCAGGTGATCTCGGTCGTGGTAAACGCCGCATCCGTCGTAGCCTCGGCCATTGGCCTCGTCATGTCGGTCGTGAGCGGCCTCGTGACTGCGGTTACCACGTTCATCGGCTCGATCGTATCCGTTGTCGGCGGCGGGATAGCTACCGTGGTCGCCGCCGTTTCAGGCGGTGTGAACGCGGTCGTGGCGTTCATCGGCTCGCTGGTGTCCTCAGCGCTCTCGCTCGTGTCCGGCCTCGTCTCCTCGATCGCCGGGTACTTCTCGACCATGGTGTCGACGATGGCGAACGCGGCGCAGCAGGTGTACGCGGCAGTGACGGGTGCCTTCTCGGCGCTCGTCGGCGCTGTGTCTGGCCATATCGGGAGCCTCATGAACACCATTTCCAGCATCCCTGGCCAGGTAATGGGCTTCTTCGCAGGCGCTGGGTCGTGGCTCGTCGATTCCGGTCGCGCGTTGATCAACGGCTTCACGCGGGGCATCCAGAACGCAATCGGCGGCGCCCTTTCCGCCGTGTCCGGCGCCGTCTCGCAGATCCGCTCGTTCTTCCCGTTCTCGCCCGCAAAGCGCGGCCCATTCAGCGGCCACGGTTATACAACCTACTCGGGCAAGGCGCTCATGGAGGGATGGGCCGAGGGCATCGGCAGCGGCACGGGGGCGGTCAACTCCGCCATCACGTCGGCTCTAGCCTCCGCGAGCTCGCTTATCGGCTCGGGCATCACGGTCGCTCCGTCGGTTGCCGTTGCCGGGGCAGGCGCCGCCGGCGCGACCTACAACGTCACGGTCAACGGGGGAAGCTTAAACGCAGACCAGCGGATCATGCAGGCGGTTGACGTTCTGGTCTCCGCAGCCAAGCGGTCCGCAGGGTCGGGAAGGTAGCCAATGGGAACCTATACAAGGGAGATTCAGATCGCGGGGCGCAACCGCTGGTATTGCGGCTATATCTCCGTTGACGGCGTGAGCACGGTCAACGACACCACCTCGCGCATAACAATCACCGCCGCGATCGACGACAAGTATGCGGCACAGTACGGCACGCACTACGACGTGATCGTGAACGGCACCACCTACAGGTCGCGCGACGTGCTGCTCAACAACTACGGGAATTGGGCCACGCGCGACGCCGTGACCTTCACCGTGGACGTCGGGCGCGGGGCCAGCGGCTGGAACTGCTCCGTGCAGATCCACGTCTACGGCAAGACATACAACAACTACTACGGCAGCGCCGGCGGAGACGCCTGGGCAACGGAGTACGCTTGGATTCCCCAGCGCGGATACTCGCAACCGCATCCTCCCAAGAACCCGAAGCTGGCCCGCGTTTCCGACACATCCCACAAGATTGCGTGGGACGTCGACTACACGGGCATGGACGGCGCGTACCCCTGGGCTGGCGTGTACGTAGACCGCCGCGCCGACGACGGCCCATGGGTAAACATCGCCGACGTCTCGTGGGACGTGACCAACTACACCGACAACTCGACGACCGCAGGCCACAAGTACGAGTACCGCCTTTGCGCCCACGGCCCTGGCGGCAACTCAACACACGTATCGTGCGGAACCGCCTACACCACGCCCTCCGCGCCATCGCGCGTGGAGGCCGTTAAGGCAGGCGCCACCGAAGTAACGCTTCGCGTCTACGGTGCTTGGGCATATGCAGCCGCATGGGATATCCAGCGCTCGACGGACGGCGGCAGCACATGGTCGTCCATAACGGCTAGCACCGAGGGTGAAGACCCCGCTTGGCTCGACCTGCACGACAAGGCCGCTCCTGCGGGAACGGCCGTATACAGGGTCAGGGCGAAGCGTGGCAACCTCATGTCCGCATGGGTCAAGTCGAACTCCGTCACGACGATCACGCCGCCCCTCGCACCGAAGGTGACCGCCGATTCCGTTGTTCCTACCGGGACGGCTGTCACCGTCTCATGGGTTCCGAACCATCAGGACGGCTCGGCGCAGAGCGCTGCACAGGTGGAGTTCAGCGGAAGAGAGACGATCACCGAATCGTATACGACGGCCAAGAGCGCATCCGTTTCGCTTGCCAAGGGAAGCTGGAAGGTACGCGTGCGCACCAAGGGCCTGCACGCCGATTGGGGCGCATGGTCTGGCTATGTAGCCGTCGTTGTCGCGGACTACCCGCAGTGCTGGGTCGCGTCTCCCGCGACTGACGGCATCCTAATCGACCGGGTGCCGCTCACCGTGCAGGTTGCCGCAACCGACGAGACGGGCATCGCCCAGGCCACGCTCTCCCTTGCCGAGGTCGGCGGCGCAGTCATCGCAACCGCAGACGTGACGAGCCTCAATCCCGCGCAGTTCGGCAGCTACGCGACCATCAGAAACGGAATCGACTATCTGCTCACGCTCACGGTCAAGGGCGGTTCGGGACTGTCAAAAACCGCCACACGCCGCTTCAAGACCCACTGGGCTGAGCCTGCCGCCCCTGATGTCTCGCTGTCGTACGACGACGCTTTGGCGTGCCACGTGCGGGTAAGGAACGGCCTCTCGTCGTACGAGATCGAGCAGACGACGCTTGTAGGCCCCATGGCGGTCGACGAGGTGAGCAACGAGCTTTCCATGCTCGGTACCATCACGGTAGACGGAAACGCCCTCGTTCTCGGCAACGCCTCGCGATGCTCCTCCTTCACGGTGGAACGCGTGTCGTACGGCGGCGATGCAGTCATATCCTCCGACATACTCGACTCGCAGGAGACGATCGACCGCATCCCGCCGCTCAACACCGACTACGAGTACAAGGTAACCGGCTATGCCGACAACGGCACGTCCTCGCAAGTCACGGCAGGCGCGAACGTTTTCGCGCATGGGATGGCCCTCAACTTCGGCCAAGACGCATCTGTGGTGCTCGTGCTCGACTACAACGGCGACTACTCGACAAGCTCCAAGCGAGCGGTTGAGACATACCACTTCGCCGATGGCGGCGAGAACGGCGACCTCCCTATGTCGTACATGCTCGACGAGATTGACAAGAAGACCTCGCTCTCGTGGGAAATGAAGCGTGACGGCCACGATGCCTACCTGCGCATCATGGACGAGCAGTGGAAGGGCTGGTGGCGTGGCCACGCGGGTGAGCGTGCCTACGGCCCGATGGACTTCGACATGTCGGTGAAGGCCGCCGGCATCTGGAAGGGGTCGGCAAATGTAACGCACAACGTTTTCGAGGAGCCTATAAATGGCTGATTGGGGCAAGCCGTTCTCCACCTCGTTCCGCTTCATGCGCGTCGACCGCGCGAGCGGCAACGAGGTGGAGAGGATCATGAACATAAAGAACGGCGGGTGCATAGAGCGCAACCAGGACAAGGACTACACGACCGGGCAAATCGACTACTCGGGGGTTCTCGATCTCGGGGCAGACCTTCTGCGCGTGTACCTCGATGCCGACTTCGGCGGGCCGTCCGTCGGTGAGGCGCTTGGCACCTTCGTAGTGTCGGCGCCGAAGAGGACTCGGCGCGGCGTCAACTCGACCGGCACGGCAGACCTGTCTGGCAGGCTGTCTGAGGTCGCTGAGGACGAATTCGATGCCCCATTCACGGTGGCGGCTGGAACCGTGGTTGTCCCCTACGTCGTAAAGCTGCTCAAGGCAGCTGGCTTCGCTGACGTGATCGCCGACGGCTCCGACTACAAGCTAGCGCAGGATTGGACGCTCGGAATCGATTCGGGCGACATGAGGCTGTCGAAGCGCCTGGCGGCGTGCAACGCGCTGCTCGACGTGGCGGGCTTCCGAGCCGTCGACGAGGATGCCTACGGCAGGCCAGTGCTGCGCAGGTACAGGGAGCCGCAGGACAGGCCAGTTTCCATGACGCTTCGCGAGGGCGCGGGCGCTCGCTTCATCAACGAGGTAGTCGACGAGCTCGACCGTTCTGGCGTCGCCAACGTGGTGCACTGCGACTACGAAACGCAGGACGCCTTCTACCGTGGCACGGCCATCGACTCAGACCCGAACAGCCCTTACTCCACGGCTTCGCGCGGTTGGCGCAAGACGGCCACATACGGCTACAGCGACCTGCCTGAGGGGTCTACCGATGCCGAGAGGCAGAGGAACGCCGACGCCAAGGCTAACGAGATGCTGCGAACGCAGCAGAGCGCTATCCGCAGAGTAACAGTCAAGCGGACGTACGCGCCTATCTCGTGCGGCGATGCCGTGATGGTCGATTGGACAAGCGCCGGCATCAGCGGCAAGTTCGCGGTGAGGACTGCGACTCTCACGCTCGTGGGAGGATGCCCAATCGAGATGGAGGTGAAGAGGTATGAGCGATGAACTCATGTCGGCCATGCGCCGATACGGCGCCGCGATGGCCGATGCAACCGCCAACGACCCTCCCGGCCAGCAGGCGTGCTACGGAACGGTGAAGTCCGTGTCCGGAGCCACCATGGACGTATCGGTGAAGGGGGCATCCCTGAAGCTCCCTTACACCACCTCATGCTCGGGAGCCAAGGCAGGCGACCGATGCATCATCCAGGCAATCGGCCCGCACGCCATCGTGATCGGCGTGCTAGCTAAGTAAAGGAGGTGCGATGGCAGATACCAACAAAGGCGCGGCGCTGCTGCTCAACGATGCGGGCAACATCGACCGCGCCAGAACCACCGACGGCTCGATCTTCCGCATCGAGTCGACGCTATCGATGGAGGCCGCCGAAGAGGCCAAGACGGCAGCGGCGAACTGCAACACCGCGACCGAAAGCGCCGAAGCGGCCGAGAAGACGCGCGTGTCCAACGAGAACGCTCGGAAAACGGCTGAGACCGAGCGCGGCAACAACGAGACAATCCGCAAGAACAACGAGACGTCGCGCAAGAACGCCGAGGCAACACGTCAAGACAACGAAACTGCGCGAAAGAATGCCGAAACCACGCGCCAGAACAACGAGACGAGCCGATCGAACGCCGAGATCGAACGCAAAAAGGCCGAAAGCCAGCGCCATGACGAGCATATCGCCGACCAACAGGCATCGAGCAACGCGACCTCGGCGGCGAACGGCGCGGCATCGCGTGCTGACGCAGCGGCGAACCAGGCGTTGCAGATCGCCAACTCCGTGGCGCAAGGCAGCGCAGGAAGCTCGGACGTCGCGGAGCTGCGTGCCCAGAACGCGAAGCTCGCAACGCTTTTGGCGAACTCGACAGGTCAGTTCATATACATGGGCGGAACAGTCTACTGCCCGGCTTCAAAGGCATCGGCGAGCGGGGTGACCGTAACGTTCGGCTCAACATGCTCCGCAAGCGGCAACACCATCACATTGATTTAAGAAGGAAACGAAATGGCTCAAGCTAAGATCCTCACAGTGGGCGGCACCAACTACGAGATGATAGACGACACCGCCCGCACCAACGCCACCACGGCGCTCAACAACGCCGAGTACAACCGACAGAGCCTGATCGGCAAGTACCCTGGACAGTCGCTCGCAACGCTTCTCGCGGGCGATGTCTCAGGCTCCACCACCATCTACGACGCGCTGCACAAGCGCGTGCAGGCCGCGAACTTCAGCGGCATGCGTGTGGGCGACTACATCGACGTGCCGCTCGTGAGCGCATCGGCCATCACGGGCCAGCAGTCCGTGCGCTTCCTGCTTGCGCACTTCGACCCGTACTACCAGTGCGGCGACAGCGCCAAGGGCCACCACATCGCGTTCATCGCGTCCGCGCCCGTCGCCGTGGCCAAGACCGTCACCGGCGTGGCCAACGACAGCTACCTGATGTGGAACACCGCGAACACCAACCAGGGCACCGCAGACGTGAAGAACCCGTACCTGAACAGCAACCTCAAGGCGTGGGAGACCGCCTTCGAGGCGTGCCTGCCCGAGGGGCTGACCAAGTACCTGCTCACCCAGCGCGTCCTGCTTGAGGAGCGTTACAGCGCGAGCGGCGCGCTCAGCGACTCCAACAGCTGGAGCTGGCAGGACATCGGCAAGGTGTGGTCGCCCTCCGAGATGGAGGTGTACGGCTGCCCAGTGTGGGGCACCAAGGGCTACAGCGTGGGCTTCGACTGCCAGTTCGACCTGTTCCGCGATACCGCGCACCGCTTGAACGGAACTCGGTGCACTTGGTGGCTGCGTTCCGTCATGGGTGGCTCCTCGTCCTACGTGTGCTACGTCAACTACTACGGCCATGCCACCTGCACTTCGGCGACGAGCACCTGGGTTCGCCCCCGCCCCGGCTTCCTCGTCGGCTAGCCAGCCGAGTGCTCTATACTTCTCTTTCGATGCGACCGCCTTGCGCGGTCGCATCCCTGCCCGCGCAGCGGGCCGTTTTTTTCGCCACTATTTCCGGGAGGTGCCATGAGCGGCGTCTACCAGCGAAACCGCGAGGTGTCCGAGTACAAGTTCTTCACGCAGGCCATCGCCATCCGCGTGGAGGTCAACAAGCTCATGGCCTCCTCGTCGGTCGTGCCGAAAGCCTACAGGCTGCTGAACGCAGTCCCCACGGTGGAGACCGCGCGCAGCATCGTATACAACGTCAACCGCGCCGACTGCTTCTACCCCAACAGTTCGTTCAACGCACTTGAGCGCAAGCGTTACCTGACGCTGGCGATAGCCGACTGCGAGCAGCTGATGCTCGACATGCAGTGCCTCATGGACATCGGCCTGCCCGTGAACGCCAACCGCTTCGAGGCGCTGGCGGGCATGGTCGAGGAGGAGATCAAACTGCTCAAGGGCGCGCGCAAGAACGTACGCGTCACCGGCAAGAAGACGACCGACGAGCGCATAGCCGAGGCCGAGGCCGAGCTAGAGCGCCTGCGTTCGTTATAATGGGCGGCGGCCCCGCCTTGTATATCGGTACAATTGGTGGCTGCGTTCCGTCATGGGTGGCTCCTCGTCCAACGTGTGCTACGTCAACAACAACGGCAATGCCAACTACAATTCGGCGACGAACACCTGGGTTCGCCCCCGCCCCGGATTCCCTTACTGCCAGACCGAGTAGGCCAGCGGGCCGAAAGCAGAGCGCGGAGAGGAAGGAGGGCGCGACCATCGGGCGCGAGCCCGTAAATACGCACCCCGCGAGGGTGGCCGGACGCTGCTTGCATGGCGCGGCGCTCCGTGGCTTCGCCGCGTTTCATGGCCATACCTCAAGCGGCTGTCAGAGCCACATTGCAAGCCGTGCGGGGTGCCTTCTATGAACTCGGAGCAAAGGCGGGCCGCACGCCGGAAGCGTCGCGAGGAGAAGCGCGCCAGGGCCAAGGCCGAGCGCGTCAAGGCGTGCACCCTTGAGACGGTGGCCGACCTCAACAGCCTGTGCAAGGCTTCCAAGCAGGCCGCGCGTGGCGTCATGTGGAAGGCCTCGACGCAGCGGTACATGAAGGACTACCTGCGAAACGCCGTGAAATCGCGCCAAGACCTTTTGGAGGGCCGCGACATATGCCGGGGTTTCATCCGCTTCGACCTGTGGGAGCGCGGCAAGCTGCGCCACATCAGTGCAGTGCACTTCCCCGAGCGCGTGGTGCAGAAGTCGCTGTCCCAGAACGCCCTCGTGCCCGCGATAGTCCCCACGCTCGTATCCGCGAACTCCGCCAACATCAAGGGGCGCGGCACCGACTACGCCCTTAAGCTGCTCAAGCGCCACCTGGCCGACCACTGGCGGCGGCATGGGCGCGAGGGCTACATACTGCTGGGCGACTTCTCCGACTACTTCGCGCGCATTGCCCACGAGCCGGTCAAGCGGCAGGTGGCCGACGCGCTGCTCGACCCGCGCGTGGTCGCCCTCGAGCACCGCCTGATAGACGCGCAGGGCGAGGTCGGCCTGGGCCTGGGCAGCGAGCCAAACCAGATATGCGCGGTGGCGCACCCCAACCGCATCGACCACTACGTGGCCGAGATGCTGCGCCCCGAGGCCTACGGACGCTACATGGACGACTTCTACCTGATCCACGAGTCCAAGGAGTACCTGCAAGTGTGCCTTCTGCTGATAGAGCACGAGTGCGCGAAGCTCGGCATCGCGCTGAACCCGCGCAAGACCCGCGTGGTGAAGCTGACGCGCGGCTTCACGTGGCTGAAGAAGCGCATCTTCTACACCGAAACGGGCCGCATCGTCATGAAGCCGTGCCGCGACTCCATCACGCGCGAGCGACGCAAGCTGAAGAAGATGGCCCGCATGGTGGCCGAGGGGGTCATGACGCCCGAGCAGGTGCAGCAGAGCTACCAGAGCTGGCGCGGCGGCATGGCTCACTTGGACGCGCACCGCAGCGTGCTGGCCATGGACGCGCTGTACCGCAGCCTGTTCGAAAATCTCGCGGGGGGGGTTGCTCAATGCAACCAAGCCCGAGAGACGATTCGGGCGGAACGCCCTCGCCATAGCGGAAGGGCGGCAACTCAAAACGGCGGCCTAGACGGGTCGAAAACGAAATAACCAAGACAGCGAAGGCGTGCTGCGGCGCGCCTTCTTTCTTCGCGCCCGCCCAAACGGCCAGGCAATCTCACGGCGCTAATACGATGGCGGCACATCCCCCGATAAGGAAGGAGTCCGCATGGACACTGAGGAAGACATGCCGCGCCCCGACGAGCTTCGAGACGGCACCCTGGCCGAGGTCAACGCCCTGCGCGACCTGCTGTCGCAGATCGGCGACCCCGACGCGGCGCACGACGCGGGCGTTATCGACGATGACGAGTACGTGGAGCGAAAGGCGCGAAAGCTCGCCTACACCTCCGCGCTCGCCGCCTACGCCAACGGCGAGGTGCCCGACCTCCCGGCGCTGCTCGAACAGATGCGCGAGCAGGCGTCCCAGCCGACGCAGACCGAGACCAACACGGCGAACATCGACTACCTGCTCATGACCGTGGGAGGTGACCAGTAATGGCTACGAAGAAAACCGTTGAGCATTCCAAGCACTTCGCGAAGGTCAAGAAGTACTACGACAAAGACCTTTGGAGCAAGGCGCGCGTCTACAAGGCTGTCGAGTGCAAATGGATCACCGCCGACGAGTACAAGGAAATCACCGGCGAGGAGTACACGGCCGAATAGGCGGAAGGAGGGCGCCCAGGATGGAAGTGCTCAAGCTTTTTGCACCTTACGGACCGGCTTGGCTTGGCGGCGTGCTCCTGACGCTCGTTGCGTTCTACTTCGGGAGACAATTTCTTGAGGAGTACAAACGCCAAAACCAGCGGAAGGGCGAGCTCGACCTGAAGCGCGAGGAGCGCAAGCAGGCCGAAGTCGACGAGAGGGCGCAGCGCGACCGCGAGCGGTCCCAAATGGAGGGGCGCATCGCCGCCCAGATGGAGCGCAGCAACACCCTGATTGAAGGAATGAAAACGCTCATGGAGTCGGTTGTCGCGTCAAATGACGTCCTCCACGCGGACTTGGTCCACAGCCAGGCGCGTAGCCAGGGCATGGCCGAGAAGGTCGACCATATCTACGACCGAGTCGACCTCATGTACAACAAGGAGACAGGGAGATAAAGATGACTGATATACAGGCAGGACTCACGGTGCTGACCGTCCTCGTGGTGCCCTATATCGTGCAGGCTATCAAGACGAAGGCGATGACCGGCAATGTCGCCCGCTGGACGGCCATCGCAGTATCGGCGCTGTGCGGCGCATTGACGGCCATGGCCGGGGGTATGCCGACTGACCCCACGGCGTGGGTTACGTCCATCTTCGCCGCGGTAGGCGGCGTGCAGGTGGCATATGCAGCCTTCAAGGCGGTCGGCGTGACAGACAAGTGGCTCGACGCGCTGCTTGCCATGGGCACTCCGAAGAAGGACGACTAGGAATGGGCGGCAAGCGCCTCGTGCGCATCGCCGCCGCCATCTCGCTGCTTGCTTTGCTCGCCGCCTTCGCCGACGTGGCGCTTATAGCCTCTAACGTGCCGAAGGTGCCGAAGGAAGAGCCTTTGCCCGTCATCTACGACAAGCCGCTCGACAAGCCCGCCGAGGTGCCCGTCTACCTCCAAGCAGACGAGCGCTGGGGCGGGCTTTCGTATGCGGGCGAAGACCTGGCTGCTGCCGGCTGCGGCCTCACGTGCGCGGCCATGGCGTGGGAATGGCTCTACGGACAGGCATGTACGCCGGCGCAGATGCTGGGCTTCGTTGGCGAATCGTGCCTCACGGACGGCATGAACGACATGGAGAAGTTCTGCCGTTGGATGAACGCGAACGACCAGGCTTTGGGCTACACGCCTATCCACGACAACGCCGATGACGCCTTGGACGAGGCGGCTGGCGGCTGGATGGTGTTTTGCAGCCTAACTGGCCAGCTCCGCGAAGGCGGCAAGAACTACGGCGGGCACATCGTCCTGCTTTGCGGATGGGACGGCGAGGCGGCGACCTTCCACGACCCCTACGAGGGCGTGGTGCGGCTGAGCCGCGAGCAGTACGAACAAGTTGATTGGGCTTATTTCATAGCGATAGGGAGCGCTGAATAGAATGAACGGAATCGACATCAGCAATTGGCAGAACGGCATCAACCTCGCGGCTGTCCCGTTCGACTTCGTTATCTGCAAGGCTACCGAGGGCACGCGCTACGTGTCGCCCGACTGCGACCGCCAAATCCAGCAGGCGATCGGTCTTGGCAAGCTCGTCGGCGTGTACCACTACGTCAACGGAGGTGATGCCGAGGCGGAGGCCGAGTACTTCTATGAGCGCTGCAAGGGCTACGTCGGCAAGGCCGCGTTCTTCATCGACTGGGAGGAGCGGGGCAACAAGGCATGGGGCGACACGTCCTACCTCAAGGCCATGGCAGAGCGTTTGGCCGAGCTTCTTGGCGTGAGCGTGGATCGCATCGGTATCTACGCATCCAAGAGCGTGTTCCCGTGGGGCCTCACCGATGCTAAGACGTGGGTGGCGCAGTACGCCGACATGAACGCCACGGGCTACCAGGACGCACCTTGGAACGAGGGCGCATACGACTGCGCCATCCGCCAGTACTCCTCATGCGGGCGCTTGGACGGCTGGGCGGGCAACCTCGACATCAACAAGTGCTATATCTCCCGCGCGGAGTGGGAGGCCATGGTGGGCGGCTCCAACGGCGATCCCGACTCGCTTATCCACGGCATCGACGAGACGCCTGCAGCAGACCTCGCGGCGAAGGTGCTCGCTGGCGAGCTCGGAGACGGCGACGACCGCAAGTTCGCGCTGGGCGACCGCTACCAGGAGGTGCAGTCGCTCGTGAACCACATTCTCACGGCATCCGCCGAGGATCTGGCCGCTGAGACCTGGGCGGGCGATTACGGCAACGGCAGCCGCCGCAAGGCTGTTTTGGGGCCGCGCTACGACGAGGTTATGGCGGTCATCAACGGGCAGGCCGAAACCGAGCAGGTGTACGTGGTGCAGAGCGGTGACACGCTTTCAGCTATCGCCGCCAAGTACGGCACGACCTATCAGGATCTCGCCGCCAAGAACGGCATCTCAAACCCGAACCTGATCTATCCCGGCATGCGCCTGGTTGTTTCCTAGGCCGCTCGTGGTATCCTAACGAAGATAATCGTGCCGATTGCGCACACCTCGGTTCGAGGAGATGCGCAAACGGTGCACCAGAGAATATGACGGCGTCGCGATAGCGGCGCCGTTTCTGGTTTGTGGGGACCGCCGGCGGATTCGGACCGTCGACACCCGCGTCGCCAATTTCCCCGCGGGGGGAGTTTTCGAATCCGCCCGGGGGCACCAGAGGAATATCGAGCCCGGTACCACCACGGTGCCGGGCTCTTTTGGTGTTAGAGCTGCGCCTTTCCATGCTAGCGGGTCGCATCAAAAGCAAAGCGCCCGCTTGCCGGGGGAGCAAGCGGGCGCTTCTGAGCGAATATGTTTGCGGCGTTCGCTGCGCAGATAATAAGCAGCCGACTAGTTGCTTGTACCGGCGTCGTCGCCTGAATCAGTACCAGAGCCAGAAACCGAAACCGTCAGCGTGATCGTGCTGTCGGTGGACTGCTTGCCAGTGGGGGAGACGCCCGTCACGGTGGCGTTTTCGTTGCCACTCACGGGATTGCCGTTCTGATCGCAGAATGCGATGTTGTAGAACCCGGCATTGTTGAGCGCGGTGACGGCGGCGGAGATGCTCTTGCCGTACAGGTTGCCCGGAACGCTGGCCTTGCCAGACTTCTTGGCGATGACGACGGTGATCGTGGCGCCGGGCTTCTGCTTGCCGCTGGGGTTCCAGCTAATGACGGTGCCCTCGGTGACGGAATCGTTCTCCTGGTAGCTCACGTTGACGCCAAAACCGGCCATGTCGAGAGCGTTGCGTGCCTGGGCCTCGGTCATGTCGGTCAGATCGGGGACGGAGGTGGTGTCAGGACCGCTGGAGACCTTATACGAGATGGTCGTGCCCTTCTCGACTTCCTTGCCGGCATCAGTGCCCTGCTCAAAGACCTGGCCTTCGTCGGCCTCGTTGGCCTCCTCGGTTGCGTTGCCCTTCAGGCCCACGCTTGCCAGCGCGGCCTCGGCCTGGTCCTTGGTTAGGCCGACGAGCTGCGGAACCTCAACTTTCTCGGAGGGCTTGGGGCCCTTGGAGATCACCAGGTTAACCTTGGAGCCCTTGGGCTTCTTAGTGTTGCCGTTGGGGGTCTGCTCGGCAACCTTGCCCTCGTCGACATCGTCGTTATAGCTCTGGTCGACAGTTCCGACCTCAAGGCCGGCCTC